GCGCGAACCCCACGCTCAACCCGTCGCACGCTACCGCGCAGGCGAGCTTTGTGGAGTGGCGCTTCACCCCTGCGCCCGCGCTCACGGTGCAGGGCATCCTCGTCACGCGCTCGTCGCCCGCAGGCACGGAGGGCATCGCGCCCGTGACGATCTCCACGACGCTCGGCGCGGGCTGGCGCACCATCTCTTACGGACAGCAGAGCGCGATATTCCGCGACGGCTCCACGACGCTGCCGACCGCGACGGTGCGCGCCACGCGCTCGCGCGAACTGCCTGCGCCCTATCAGCAAATGTTCTTCGCTGCGGGGTTCCGCGCAGGCACAGCCCCCTTAACCCCAGCGCCCGTGCTCGCGCTCGACACTGTGCTCGTTCAATCCATCGACCGTCTCAACACCGACGCGGGGTTCTGATGATGTACTCCACCTATGACAAGACCCTCGCAGAGCGCGACGGCTACGCATACCGCCCCATCGGCGGCAACGCCGAGGGCGTCGCGGGCGGCGTGACCACGTTGACGTGGCGGGCGAACCTGCAAGCGGCGATCACGGGCGGGACGGTCTGCGCGTGGCAGGCCGCCTATGGCGACACCGTCAGCGTCACGGTCGGTTACGACGACGGGGAGACGTGGGTGGTGAAGCGCGTGCTGACGCAAGACCTCCCGATTCTGCTTGGGGGCCGCGTCGAGATCGGCGCGGACTACGCGCTAGAGGTGCCGCCGGAGCTTGCGCTGCGCGTGACGTACACATCGGTGGGCACGAACAACCCGCAGATCGGCGTCGCCATCAACTCGTGGTTTCCAGCGCAAGAGGTGAGCAAAGTCGAGATCACGTTCACGACGAGCCCCTGACCCCGGAAGCACCATGCCGAAGCGTCTCTATCAAGTGTCCGTCACCCCAACAACCTATGGTGAGCGCAGCACGGCGTGCGTGCTCGCCACGTCGGAGGCCGCCGCGGTCCGGTGCCTTGATGACCTCGTCGCGGGCGATGTAGAAGTAAGCGGCCATGACCGAAGCTGAGATCAAGAAAAACGCAGGATACGTTCAGGTCGAAGGCTTCGCGCGCGCGGGCGCAGGGTACTTCTGCGGGACGTGCTCGAAGCTTCAGTACCTCGGCGGGACAGACGGCTACTGCAAGGGACTGAAGGTCCCGGTGGAAACCTACGGCTGCTGCAACTACTGGGCGCAGGCGCCCGATCACCAGATGCGCGGCGCGAACGGCGTCCGACTTGTGCTGGTGGTCGACGGCTGATTTCTGCAAGGATTTCGAGAGTCTCGCGCGACAGTGTAGAAGTCTTGCGTGCACCGTCCGTAATCATGATGTAGTCTGCGCACCATGGACCCAGTCGCACCGATCACGTCGGCCACGGAGCGCCTGCTGCAAGCGGGCCTGCTCGGCGTGTTCGTCGTTGTGTTCGGCCTGGTCATCTACGGGCTCTGGCGTGAAAGCAAAGAAGAGCGCGCCGCTTTTCTGAAGCAGCTCGATGACCTTCACAAGGCGCGCGTGGACGACACCAAGGCCGCCCAGGCTCAGATGGTGAGCGTCATCCAGCAGTGCACCCAGGCGCTCACGACAGCATCCTCGACCATGGATAGCCAGAAAGAGGCGACCCTGGAGCTGCGGAACCAGCTTCGTGAGTTCGGTGATGAGCTGCGCACCTTCGGAGACGATCTCCGAAATCGGCCGCGCAGGGGCTGACAGGAGATATACATGAGCAACGACGACGGGGGCATGAACCACTCGGTGGGACTTCTCGCGGAGGCGGTCGCTGCTCTTCGCGCTCGTGCGCACGAGACTTCTGCTGCGGCCGAAGAAGTTGTACGCGAGGCCCGCGAGTGCCTCAGCCTGCGAAACTGGCACGGCGCGCACGTGATCCCCATCGGCAGCGGGCCGACCCTAACAGGCCCATCGTCGAGCGTTCAGATCAAGGAAGGCTGAGCCCGGGTGGCTTCGGGCAGGTTGACTGTCCCTGGGCCATGCGCGATAAACTCCGACCCAAAGGAGCAACCATGAGCATCAAAGTCTTTTCCGAGTACTCCGACAGTTCTGAAGACATGATGTCCGGCCTTGGCGCCGACGAGATGGGCGATGTCGGTACGCGCATCGCGTCGCATGGCGTGGAGTGCGTGTTCGGCTGCCAGACCTGTGGGTGGCAGTCGAAGATGATCTTGGAGTGGCCGGAGATCCTTGCGGTCGTATACGGCCAGAAGGTACATGGAATCGCCCCGATTCAGCAGGGCGTCTCCGTGTTGTCTCCGTGTCGCCGCTGCGCCGCGCAGCAGCCCATGTTCCTGACCTGGGACGAGATCCGCCATATCTGCGCCGACGGGGTGAAGAGGAATATTCTCGGCCGCCATCAGGTGCCGCAGCAGATTCTCTTCGGAACCGGGGTCTGAGAGAGGCCCAAGATGTCTTACGCTCCGCCCATCCAAGTCAATCGAGGCAAGATGCTGTCGAACATGCGTACCCGACCGGGTCGCACGTCAGGCAGGCCTACGGTTCACGCAGGTATGGACCTGAACGCAGGCAATAACGCGCCGGTCATTGCTGTTCAGGGTGGGGTGGTCGAGACAGTCAGCCAAGACTTGAGACCGGCACAAGGTCTTCGCGGCTACGGTAACGCCGTTGTCATCAACCATGGAAACGGCACGTGGGCCCTCTATGGGCACATGTCGAGCGTCGTGGTGTCTCCGGGGCAGCGCGTATCCGCAGGCACGATGGTCGGTCGCATCGGCAACACGAGCAACGGCAAGTTCTCGCCCCCGTCGGGTCAGACCCCGGCACAATGGCGCGCAGACGACCCATCTGACCCAGCTCGGCGCAGGGTCATGGCGCCGCATCTTCACCTGGAGCTTCGCCGCGCAGCTGCTGACGGATCTTCGCCGTACCTTGGCACCAACGCTGGGCGAGGGTACGGAACGCTGACCATTGACCCGAAGCCGTGGCTTGAGTCCGGTGGCTTGATCGTGAACCGAAACCTGACGCTGGCGATCAAGCCTGGCTCAGCCATGGATCTGACCAAGCCCACGTGGTCGGCGCTATCCGATGACGTCACGGACTTTGGCTTTGAGCCGGAAGAGCTTGAGGTAGACCTCCCGCTCTACGCGTTATTCGCAGTCGCTTTGGTCGTACTGGGTGCTGGCATTGCCCTTAACCTCCGAAACCGATCCACGTGAAGTGAGCCGCCTGAGCGGCTCGCATGCGTGGTCGAACGCAGGGGCCCCGGCGGTCCTTGCGAAGTACGAGCTGCTTGTGCAGCGCATCGCGAGCACGATGTACCCGCAGGCTGCTCTCGGTCACTGTCTTGATGCCGACGACCTCGCCGCCGAGGGTCGAGTGGCTGTGCTGGAGGCGGTTGCTACCTACGAAGGGTACGGCAGTTCCGAGTTCAGCTGGGTAGCGCGGCGCATCCGCTACAGGATGCTCGACGCGATTCGTCGGCTTGATGTTCGGTCTCGCACGGAGCTGGATGCCGTAGCCTCACAGCGCAGCGCGGAAAACACCGAAGACGAGCCTCTTCCGGCACGGCTCAGGCACCTTGCTTTCGCCAAGGACGAGTACTTCTTCTCGCCAGTCATGGGCGAGCAGGAAGACGAGGCGTCCGCGCGGGAGCTTGTTTGTCTGATCGAAGCTGCGGTCGGAAAGATGGAGCCGCGCGAGCAGCAGGTTGCCGACTCAGTGGTTCTGCGTGGAAAAACGCTGACCGAGGTCGCAGCAGAGATCGGCGTCAGCGTTGCCCGGGTATCGCAGATCTATAGTGAGGTCTGCTCTCAGATACGCGAGTATGTCGCGGAAATCATTTAGGGAAAAATCTTTCTTGGGTCTCGGGTTTCAACAAACCGCGCGAACATAGGGTTGAAGAGCGCGCGGGTGCCGTCGTCCATCGGGCGCCTGCCGGTGCGAATCGTGTCGAGTGCAGCTTTCCCGCTGCATCCGCTTGCCGCCATGAGTGTCATCGCGGACAAAAGACCGCTCCGGTTCATGCCCATCATGCAAGTAATCAGGACTGTCCTGCCAGCTCGCAGCGCCGAGGCAAGCTGAAGTGCCTGTGCGATAAGCTGCCTGTTCAGCGGCGCTTCGATCGGCTGGTACGGATCGTCGTCCATAGGGAACTTGATGACCTGCTTGTCTTTCCGCGTCCCAGGGTCGAGTGGTTTCAGCGCGGCCTTGATGGCAGCGTCCGTTGGCTGCTGCTCCATCGCGCAGTACACCACGATGTCGAACTTCTTGAGCAACTCTGCGTTGAGTTTGGGGTACGACCCCTGGTAGAGATTTGTGTAGATTGGGTCGTAGTCGGCGTAGGGTTTGGTGGCCATGTCGTTGGCGAAGTTATCACACGCGGGCGCCGCTTGTGCTAGTGTCTCACGCCATGGGCAAGAAGGTTCTGGCGAGGAAGACGTCCCGGAGCGCTGTGCGCGCAGTGAAGCAGAAACAGCGCGTAGTGAGCGGTTCGCGTGTCATGAGATACGCGCGGGGCGCCGTGCAGACCGTGGGGTCGATGCACGAGAACCCGCAGATGTTTGGGTACGGGCAGTATGCTCACACCGGAGAGCCGTCTCTTGAAGAGGCCACCGAGAAGGCGCGCGAAGCTTTGAACGAGGGCAGGCTGCGCGCGGCGGTTACCTATGCGTTGGATATCAGCGAGCTTCTTGCGCGGATTCCAGGTGGGAACCGACTTCTTGGCGGAAAGCACTTCGAGGCGGCCGAAGAGGCGCGCGAGGTTGGCGACAGGGTGATCGCACGGCTCCAGGAGTCCCTCCGTGGCGTCACGCGGTAAGCGCACGTCGCGCGCGTGCAAGGCTCCGGCGCACGTCGTCAACGCAAAGCTGTGGTGCCGCATCAAGGAGCGCCTGCGCGCCAAGACCACGCGATGGAACGCGTACACCAGCGGTCAGCTGGTTCAGCAGTACAAGCGAGAGGGTGGCAAGTTCCGGGGCAAGAAGGGCAGCAAGCCGCTCGCCAAGTGGTACGCGGAGAAGTGGGTCGATCTTGCTCGTCCACTGAAGGGTGGTGGGTATGCGGCGTGTGGGAGGAGCAAGCGAGACGGCGGATACCCTCTGTGCCGTCCGGCGCGCATTGCTGCCAAGATCCCCAAAGCCAAGGCACGCAAGTGGGTCGCTCAGAAGCGCGCCGCTGGTGGCTCGAAGGCCACCGTCAGGTTTCCGAAGAAATACGCCATTCGCCGTAACCCTGGCGCGACCTACACCGTGTACGGGGTGCTCTACTTCAGCCCCTTTGGCCTCGGGTATACGCCCCTGTTCTTGGTCTGCACGTAGCGGTAGTCCGGGTCATAGCTGATCTGAAACCCGAAGACTTCCTCTGCGATCTGGTCGGCGCGTAGCTCGGCGTCGCCGGACAACTCCACGCCAAGCTCGTCCTCCAAGAAGTCTTTCCCGTATCGGTAGTCGAGCGCGTGGCCCATCTCGTGGGCCATCATCGCTTCCATGTGCTCAGGGCGAAGATGGTCGTTCGCGTGGCTTGCGAACGCGATCTCGATCTCGCTCCCATCGTGTGCGCAGTAGGCGTAGTGCCTGCCGCCATCATGCGCCTCGTCGTCCTCGATCAGCGTCAAGGTGCCGAAGTCGGGGAACCGCTCGTCAAGTACGACGAAGAGCTTATTGAATGCCTGGGTGGAGGTCATCTGTTGCGGGTTAGCTCGCACAGGGTTTGGAGGCAGCCCTGCGCGCGCCCTCTCCTCCATCTTGATGAGGCGTGTGTAGTAGTCGCCGAGTTCCTCTAGGTGGTCGAGAGCGATCTCGGCGGCTCGGTACAGGCTGCCCGTGTGCTCCTGCTCGATCTCCATGCCAAGGCGTAGCTGCTCAAGGTTGACCTTCGGTCGCCCGAGTTGAACCCATGCCGCGCTGGCTTCCTGCTTTGTCACGGAGTGATTGCTCATGTCCTACTCGCTCGCGCGTGCCTTCACGACTGCCTTGCGAACCTCATAGATCGTCGGAGCGTTCCGGTCTCCGCCCCAGATCTCCGACAGCGGCTTCTTGAAGATGTCCTCGACGCTTTCGGTGCCGGACAGCGCGTCGGCAAGGCCCTTGTGTGTAGACCTAAAGATGCGGACGATGTTTTGCGTGTCGTCGTCGCCGCGGGTCGCGACAGAAATCGCGTCAAGGGCAAGCTCGATGACTCGCAAGATGATTTCGATGATCTTCACGGAAGCCTCCATGCGGTCTTGGCCATTTTCAAGGTAGATGAGACCCACTGAGGCACTTCAACGCCTAGCAGCTCGGCTGCTTCGACGATGTCGTCAATGATGGGCACGGCAACCTTCAGCCACTCGACCCATGGGCGTTCGTTCTGATCGGAGCGAAGAGCCTCGATGGCAGCGGAGGCGTTGAACGTCATGTCACGCAGCAAACGCACGCGCTGGTTGATCGCGTCGTGCTTGCGCTCGACCTCCTCTTTGGCGTCAGGGGTTGGTGCCAGCTCGTAGGCCGCCTCGAAGCCGTCGGCGTTGGCGATATCGACCGTGTGGCCGATGTGCGCCGCGGCAGCGACGACGCCCTGTGCCCAGAACCATGGCTGATTGACTTCGCTCGGCGTCTCGGTGTGACAGCCAAGCAGGATGAGCGGCGCAAGCGCCATGAACAGGAACTGGTCGATAGGTCGGGTTCGCATCATGTGCTGGAGTGTAGCATCGCCTGGATCTGCGACGCGTCCAGAATCGAGTCGGCGATCTCAAACAGCCCGATCGAGCGCAGCATGTTCTTGCCTACATCGGTAGACAGGCTGAGATCGATCATGTAGGGGTCGGCCTTCAGGTCGTCTCGCACCGCGAAAACGACGTCCTTCCAGCTATCTGGGTTCCAGCCGGTCCCCATGCGGCCCTGCAAGACGTCTCGGCACTTCTCGATGAAGCTGGGCTGCTCAGCGGCGAGGGAAGACCCGTCTGACTCGATGGCGGAGAACTCGATGATGCCGTTCGAGTCGGCGTTTCGGATCAGTTCCGCGAGCATCTGGTGCTCGTCTCCGATGAGCGATGCGAGTACGTCGAGCCCCGGGGCGCTGACCGCGGGCGGCGCGCTCGGCGTGGGTTGCAGCGGTGCGGCGAGGCCAAAGGCCTGCTCGGGGCGCGCGAGGGCTTCGCTCAGCGTCATGGGCGGCACAAGCAGGGGCTCAGCCTCCATGCACGAGGGCAGGAAGGAGTCCGCGTCTGCCTTGTCGACCACGAAGCGCTCGATGTAGGCACGCTCGGCCTCTGCCAGCGGCGTGAATCCGGCGTTGTAGACGCGCGCGTGCTGCGCGATGGGGTGACGGTCAAGTTCTGGATGCAGCCTGTCTTCGAGGGCGCGGGCGACGGAACCCTGTCGTACGCCCTCGTAGAACGCCATGGACTCGATACGCCCGAGCACGCGCAGCGCGTTGTTCAGTACGTGCTCGGGGGCGCCCTGCATCGATTGAACGAGATACGCCTTCAGTTTGCCGAACATGATTTCGTCTTGCTGATGTCGAAAGTGCATGCTCCACCTCTAACACTTGTCGGACGTTTCCTCAAGAACCGCACGACACTTTCAGCGCCCGGCGTGCGCATTGCGCGGTGCTCGTGTAGGCTGCAAGCGCATGGCACGCGTCTTCATCGTCGGCGATTCTCACTCCGCCACGCTTGGTCCGTTCCTCTTCGAGAGCGGGCAGGCCCTTGGGTGGGAGCCAGCCGGTCGCATTTCGAATGTCGGCTGGAGCACCGGGCGCTACCGAAACGAATCTGAGTGGAAGGCGCGCATCGCAGAGGCCCATCCCGACATGGTCATCGTCATCCTGGGCACCAATGACGCAGCACAGGGGCAACAGGCATACGTTGAGCAACTGCGCGCCGTAGTTGACGCTATTCGTGCATCAGGAGCGCGGTCGATCGTTTGGATCGGCCCGCCCAGCGCGAAGAACCCGCAGATCGATGCGCGCGCAGACCGTATCGCGCCGTGGCAGGGTAGCTTTCTGCCGCAGATGGGCGTGCAGTGGATCGACAGCCGCTTGTACACCTTCGGTGGGCACGCGCCCGATGGCGTGCACTTCACGCGCGCTGGCTATCGCGCGTGGGCTGCCGCTTTGATGGATGACCTACGGGGGTCTCCTAGATTGCCGCAAAAGGCCAGTGGTGATTTGGGTGGATCGGTTCTCCCGTGGTCAATCCTGGCCGTGGTTGCGCTGTGGGTGTCTGTAAACTGGAGAAAGTCGCCATGATCCCGAATGATCCCGAAGACCGCGAGGGGGCGTTCACCAGCGGCGGGCGTGTGTTCTGGGGCAAGCGCGCCGCCGGTGCGCTGCTCCTCGCCCGAGACACGGGTCGCCTGCTCGTGCTGCGGAGGTCACGCAACGTCATGGAGCCGTTGACATGGGGCACAGCCGGGGGTGCCATCGACCGCGGCGAAGACCCCGAGAAGTCAACGCGTCGCGAGATTCAAGAAGAGCTTGACTACTTCGGGCCGGTTGAGATGCACCCGGCGTACGTGTACGAGTCGGGCACCTTTCGGTACTACAACTTCATCGGTGTCGTGCCGACCGAGTTCGAGCCTGAGATGAACTGGGAGAACGACAAGTACAAGTGGGTCGAGTTCGACCAGATGCCGAAGCCTTTGCACTACGGACTGAAAGCTCTCTTAAAAAACTCTGAGGGGCTCATCCGGGAGCTAATCGCAAAATCAAAGGCCCCGAAGCCGAACGCCGGGTCCACGTCCGTCATTCCGTGGGTGCTGATTGGAGGTCTTGTGGCGTGGTCGGCGTGGCCCCGCCGCGAACGCTGATCAGAGCGTCTTCGTGTGCGCTGCGCTGGCCGCCGATCTGCTTTGTATAGATCTGCGTCGTCGCCGGAGACGCGTGTCCGAGTGCATCCTGGATGTCCTGGAGCGGGACTTTTGCGCGGAGCATGTCGCGCGCGACCATGTGACGGATCGCGTGCGGGTGGACGTCGGGGTCCTTGTCGATCCCGGCGCGATGCGCGGCCTCAATCAGGATGCGTCGCAGCGTCTCGTCGTTCAGGGGGTCGTTCTTACCGATGCCGAGCATGCGGCGTTTGATGTTCGGCTTCGCCTCGCTGAACACGCCGTGCTCCGGTCGCAGCTTCCCCCATCGACCCGCGGCCTTCCAGTAGGTCACAAGCGCTTCGTAGACGATCGCGGGCAGCTCGAACTTCTGCTCCTTGTGGCCCTTCACCATGGCCTTGTACCAGCGCTCCTGCCCTTCAAGATGCAGGTCTCCGATGCGCAGGTTGGCGACCTCGGAGCGTCGGCGTCCGGTGTAGGCGAAGAAGATCAAGATGGCGCGGTCGCGGGCAGTTCGCGCATCGTCGCCGGTGAGGGCGTCGAGAATGCGCTTGAACTTGTCCCAGTCGAGGATGTGCGACCGGCCGAAGGGCGTCACACGCACGTCGTCGCGTGTGATCGCCATCGCCGGGTTGGCGCGAACCAGCGGCTCGGTGGTGGCGCCATGTGGGAGCATCAAGAAGTTGAAGTAGCTCGTGAGGGCCGCAAGCCGCGCCTGGATGGTCGCGTCGCTCTTGCCCTCGGTCTTCATGCGCTTCTTCCAGGCGGCGACGTGGGCGACGTTCACGTCCTCTGGGCAGGTCCACTCGTGAAGCGTGAAGAACTGCTTCAGCGCAAAAGCGTACGCGCGCTTCGTGTGGTTCGACTGCTGCTCCAAGAAGGCGGCCAGCGACTCCAGATGCATCTTCAGGCGCGCAGGGTCGTTCCGCCCGAAGCGGCGCAGGGCGTCTAGGTTGGTTGCTGGAACCAACCCGACGCCCCCCACTTTGATGTGATCAGTCATGGCAGGAACACGCTTCGTCGTTCATGTTATCACGCTCTACAGGCGTTGCCACTCGATGGCAACCAGCCGGGGGCAACGTGGACGACGAAGAGAGCGATGAGACGCCGCGCACCTCGGGCAAGGTGCTCATCTGCACGTTCGACCCCTGGCACACAGTCAACAGGTTTGAGCGCAGGGCTGCTCTGCTCTGGAAGCGTCTGCCGCTTGATCGGAACGCTCAGATCGTGATCATGTCGGACGGCCTACCGCTATGCGCCGAGTGCAAGATGCTTATGGAGCGGCTCGCCGTTCCGTGTGGCATCTCTGCGCTCATGGCCCCCAGGTACGTGGCCGAGAATTTTGCCTACGCGATGAAGCTCACGCGCGAAGGCTAGGCTCCAGTAGCTCAGAGGATAGAGCAGCGGCTTCCTAAGCCGTTGGTCGCAGGTTCGACTCCTGCCTGGAGCGCTAAAGAAGCCCGGCTAGCTCGGTGGACCGCTTACGTCAGACGCTCCCACGCCAAGATCTGCGCAGGGTCCCACAAGATTGCCAAATCTCCGTCGACCGCAACGCCGTTGTGAGCTTCGGCAGCCTCCGACTCAACGTAGACACCGTCATACCCAAGTTTTTTTAGCGCGGTTACAAGCGCGGACGGCTTTAGCCGCCCGACGTCGGCAAGTGTGTCTGCGAAGAAGAACGCGGCGGCGATAGGATTGTCGTGCTCCTCCAAGTCGTGGTCTGCGATGCCCAGACTGCGCTGGAACCAGTCGACCAGCTCATCGTCAACGTGATCTCCGATGATGATCGGGTTTTCCAGTCGGGCGACGACGCGATACAAGAAGCTTCCGTAGCTGGCGGCATCGCGCGGGCTCAGGGCCAAGTAGAAGCCTGGTCCGAAGTCCATACCACGCGACTCCACGAACGCCGTTGGCCTGTCGAACTTGCGCCATGAGCCGTGATACGCGGAAATGGTTGCCGGAAACAGTGCTGGTCGGTGTCCAGGAAGCAGAGGGTTTATTCGCATCGCAGGCATCGTGCACCGGTCCTATTTCCGCCCATTCTAGCGTAGGTGGGCCCCCTGGTCGCCGTCTCGTCCGGGGGAGGAAGGACAGTGAGACGACGACCAGGCGGGGGCCCTGCCTGGGCGCGCTCTCACACGCCTCCGCAGGCCCCGGGACCGTGACACAGGCCGCCTTGACCGTCCAGCCAGCAGGAGCGCCGAAACTTCGCCATCAGCATCGGCCCCTTGACATTGAGAAAAGGGGTCGCTATACAGTGGGCACCATCAAAATGTCCGACGCTAGGCTTGCCTACCCTGATGTTGATGGGTTAGATGGGCCCTGGTTTGGAGGTGCGAATGAAGAAGCGATCAATCATCTGTGCGTGTCTGGCTGCCTTGTCACTGGGGCTGGCTGCTGTGCCGCTGGCACGAGCCAACGTCTGGGACGAGGAGACCAGGCTCGTCATGATCAAAGTGCTGGTAGGCGAGGCGGGGTACAGCCTCGTGCCCGACCATCCTGCGATCATCGCCGTGCTCCACAAACGTAAGGAGCTTCCGGCGTGGCGGAACAAGGGGTTCGTTGAGCTTGCGCGTGCCTACTCAGCTGTGGTGCGTGAGGGAATGCCAGCCAACGCAAACCGTGCACGCACGGCCCTCGTAACGCGCGAGACGGCGCCTGCCCCCATTGTTCAGCTGGTGGACGCCGTGGGCGACGGGCGGCTCCTCGCCCCGTGCCGTCGCCAATGGCAACCGGGGATGCTCTGCGACCCGTGTCAGAACCGCGCGATCCACTGGGGCAGCGCCGTTGACGCGGCGCGCAGCCCTCTTGCACGCATCAGCTGCGGGCGCACCCACAACGTTTTCCTTGGGCCGCGGGATACAACCCCTGCCCGCCCAAGAGCTGTCCCCATCAACGGATTGATTCCAGCAAACGAGGCATACTGATGGAAGAAGATCAGAAGAAAGTGAAAGGCAAGTTCTTGTCGTTCGCGGTCGATGACGAGATGTCAGCGCGCATCAAGGCGGAGGCAGCCGCCGACGGGCTGTCGGCATCATCGTGGGTCAGGCTGCTGATCATCAAGTCGCTCCGCGAAAAAGATCGCGAGGCCAAGTGACCGTTTCGTTCGAGCAGCTACAGCGACGCGCCCTGGAGTGCCCAAACGGGCCAGAGATTCTCGCGCAGTGCATGGCGATTGCTGAGATGCTGGTTGAGAAGAACATCGCGTACGGCGACTCTGCCCTTAATCCAGTGCGCGTGTTCAGCCGAGACATGGACGCGAGTGCGCAGATTCTCGTGCGTATCGACGACAAGCTGTCGCGCATCGCAAGAGGCAGCGCGGCGGGCGAAGATGCTGTGCTCGACCTCGTCGGCTATCTCGTGCTCTATCGCATCGCTCTTGCCCGCAGCGCTCGGGCCGGGCAGCCGTAGACTTGCAAGTCGTGGCATGGTAGGCCTTTGCGGTCCTCGCCGAAGGAGTTCCACAGTGTCCTACCATCGCCCGCTTGGTGCCGTTCCATTCAGTCGGGCCTCTGCTCAGGTTCCGCGCCTCGTGCGTCCTGCTCAAGTGGCCCCGATCCGGTCGACGACTGCCGCTGGCCAGATGGCTCCTCGTACTGCGCTTGCGCCGATCGCCCAGCGCTCTGCGGACACGATGGGGCCGCGCCCGACGCAAGTGGCTCAGTTTTCGCGTACGAGCGCTTCTGCGCAGGCGCAGGCGATGGGCCCAACGGCTACGGTGCGGCACACCGGATACGCAGGCAACTACCGTCCCCTGCGGCCCCTGCCTCCGGTTTCCCTGCCATCCTTCTCACCGCCCCAGAGCGCTGTCACCTCGATCGACCTCCCGTTCCGGCCGATGCTGTCGCGTCAGGGTGCCGTCAGGGCGGTCGATTTGCCATTTCAGCCTCCTGCGCCCCCGGCAGGACATCGTCGTCGTCGCGACCGCCGTCGCCGACGCTGAAGAAAGAAAAGACATGTCCAACAACAAAAACGACATCGAATATCCGATTGAGATTCACATCGTCAGCACTGGCGTCGCCGAGATGGGGTGGATTCATACCCACGGCATGGACAAGTATGGCTGCCCAGACCTGGAGATCCGCGGCGTGCCGTTGTTTCTCATGGAGCCAGCAGCGGGCCTGCTCAACCATATCGCCGACTACATCATCGAGCAGCAACGGGCGGGGACGAACCCAGTGAAGCTCGGTCAGACCATGGCCGTGTCGCGGCGAACGGCGTTGAAGTTCGTCAAGCTGGACCCCATCGCTGGCAGCGAGAACCACTTCCGTGAAGAACGGTGGGCGCTGAGCGACGAGCCAATGCGCGGCGCGTGCGTCGATTGCGGCGAAGAGCACTCGGACGAGACCCACGATCACGCGACTGACACCGACGAGGATGTCGAGGTGGTCGACATCCGCGACTTGAACTAGCCATGCCAGTCTACGAGTACGCGTGCCGGAAGTGCGGCAAACACTTCGAGGCTGAGCAGCGCATCACTGAGCAGCCCATCGACCGTTGCGACGACAAGTCGTGCGGCGGCGAGGCCGCACGTACCATCCCGGCCACCAGCTTCACGCTGAAGGGGTCGGGGTGGTTCAAGAGCGGGGGGTACTAATATGCTCGACGCGGCGCGCGTGTTCCCCTGGGTGCATACGTGGCACGGCAGGGACAAATCCGATCTGATCAAAACGCTTCGCTCGCTCGACGCGTCTGACCTCGCAGGGAAGTATTCTGTGATGTGTCAGCCCAAGTCTGAGCATCGCGACGACTTTTACCTTCGCGTGCTCAGACAAATTTGCGACGACCCTCTTTACGACTACATGCTTCGGCTTGAGGACGATGTGGTAGTAAACCGACACGTCTTGCACAATGCCTGCAAGTGGAGAGCGACGAAGCATCCTAAATTTGGTGCGGGATGGCTTTCAGTTACAAACGGACTGCTTGAGGACAGCGTTAACTGTAGGCGCTTAGATGGATTTATGGTGCGCGAGTTCCCGGAGTGTCATTTTGCTGGTGGAGTTTTGATGTCGACTGCGGTGTTGCGAGATGTCTTCGCGGATATGGAGTCGAGGCTGCGAGCGGGCGGCGATCAGTTCGCACCTGGATGTTCAGTATCGCGCGCGGTGTGGAAACGAGGTCTTCGCGTCTTCTTTCACGAGCCCAGCATCGTGAAGATTGACATGTCCGTTCCCGCTTATCATCCGATCCGAGCGAATCAGAAAGATTTTTGGAGGCAGCCGTTTGATCCAGCCTGGCGCGCGTAACTGACAGCGCGAACCCTCAGCGGCCATGAGCGCGCTCGTACATGGAAGCGTCTTGACATCCAATCCAAAGCATATCTCCGACGCGACCTTGATACGCGAACAGACTGAACGCGCAGTGGTAATACTCCCGCTGCGCGTCATGGAGAACGATTACGCTGGATAGCCGCGAGGCTTCGATAAGACACCTCCTGCGAAGCCGACCATCTACAATGACTAAACTTGGACTTCGGCCACGTATCGAAAGCGGGTACTGGTCTCCGAGCGGAACCAGCAGTACGTTCGCCTGGTCGTGCAACCCTTCTCGCACCGAAGCGGCCCATGACGGGTCGTGCTCGACTGCGGACCAGCTAAAAGGGACCTTAGCAGCGGCGAGTTCGCTGGAGAAGTACTTCGTGCTTTTCCCAGAACCCCACTCGAATACATCGATCGATCCGCGCTCCCGAGCAACGCGGAAGACTACTCGCTCAAGGATGTCCGCGTCTCGAACGGACATCCAGGCCTTATGGCTCCAGTCGTCAGGCATCTTGACTCTTGATGGCGGACTCAATCGCCAGTTTCTCCGACATGTCAGAGCATTGGGCAGCCAGCCTTTCAAGAAACTCTTTGCGCAGCAAGACCAGGTGCGCCTCGGCGCATGCGTGGTGCTCCTGTGACGCGTAGACAGGAACCAGCCCATGCCTGCGATACGCGGCGCACCACTCGTTGATGCGCAGCTGAGTCACATGAGCAGGTTCCGGGTCCGGGAAGTAGTGCGGCGTCACCGCGCCGACTACGCCATGCGGCGACAAGATGCGCGCGACGGCGGCGATGGCCACGTCCAGGTCAGGGACGTGCTCCATGACGTGCCGTGAATACACCCAGTCAAATTTGCCGTTCCATGCGCCGGGGGCCGCTTCGATTGCCATGTTCAGCACGCCGAGCCCTCCAGACGCAGCCGCAACATGCGGGACCACTTCCACTCCAGTGTATTCGCAGCTGAGTTCCGAGATCAAGTAATCGCGGTCGCCAGCGTATCCTGCTCCAAGCTCCAGCAGATTCTGCCTGCGTTCAGGAGAGCCAAATCGCTTTGCCGCTCCGCGCATGGCGGCGATGATGTGGTTCCTGCTTTGCTGGTCTGCGCTGACCACACTACGGTCGCCGGAAGAGGCTCTCTGCTCGTAGTCTGCGCGCATACGTGCGTGATGGTCCGTGTTCAATTCGACAAGTCGCTCTACGATCGATTGGATGTTCGTCATGTTCCTCTGAATGGGCGGGCGTCCCGGATGTCCGACAATCTACCCCGCAGACCGGTAGCCAGGCAAGCATCTTGATGATCTGCTACGCTGCCGCGCATGGAAGAAGGCTCGCCGCCCTCCGACTACGCGATCGAAGCGCTCGTACACGGTCAGCCCGGCGGCCTTCCGCGCACCCTGGGCTTGACGGCGGCGAGGTCACTGCTGATCGCTCCCGGCCTGTATCTCGCTGGCCTTCGCGGCAGGGGCTTACTGACGGCTTCGGTCGCAGCGTCTGCATCTATTACGCTCGGGATGCTCTTGCTGCGCGCCTTGCGCTCTGGTTCACGCGCCGCAAACGCACCGGAGCAGTGAGCAGTCGTCAGCTCGACGCGACCTGGGGCGACGGCGTAGAGATGGGCCACGGAGGGGCGATGCCCAGCTTCTCGATCCAGAACTTGGCGCGCTCTTCGGGCGTCAGCCATGCCCGCTCTGCGCGTGCGGTGCGCTCAGTCTCTTTGAGGCGCTGCTGGTAGTCCCACACGCTGCTCGGGCTGCGTTTGGTCACCGCACTGATCTCTCGGACCGAGCGCCCCTGCTTGGTCAGGCCAGCGATGATCTCCTGCTCCCGCGTCGTGAGAGGCGAGCGGCGCTTCGGCTTGTTGGTGGCCGTGGTCGCCGAGTCGGCTTCCGGTCGCTTGGCCTTGGACGGCCGCTTCGCCTTCGCACGCGAAGGTCGCTTCGTTTCGGCGGGAGCGCCGAGCAGCCTCGACTCCTTGAAGTACTTGTCGACGTTCGAGCGAAGTTCCAGGGCATGAAGGTCGCTCGTCAGCTGCATCGAGACGCCGACTATCTTCTTCAACTGCTCGCGCGCTTCGGCGTACTTCTCGCGGCGGACGAGGGAGATCAGCTTCCAGTGCGCCGCCTTCATTGTTCGCAGGCTCTGCTTGTGTCCCATCATCGGCCCCTTCTGTTTGTGGTACGTTCAGCGCGCGGCGAGTGCCGCCACGAGCGCCTTCCAGGAGAATACACATGCCGAGCCCGCCAGACAATCCAGCATTTCGGAGATGGTTTGGGCATAGCAAGGTAGTAGACGCCAGCGGGGAGCCGTTGGTGGTGTACCACGGAACTATGGCTCCAATGTTCTCGGCGTTCGAGAACGTAGTGTATCCGGACTTCAGGCAACAAATGCCTCTTGGTATTCAGTTCGCGGAAGATCTTGGTCACGCAAAGCAGCACGCGTTCGAGATCTATCCGGATTCATTTCATGACAAGGCTGTGGATGCCGCAAATGCGGCCATGGACGCCGAAGCAATGAAGCTCGGGCACGCTGGCTGGCGCGATCTGTCTCGCAAAGCCCAGTCCGCACCGCGAAAGTACAAGTCGGACCGAAGGGCCGTGGAAATGGCTGGCGAGTACGCGGAGAAAGCCGCAATGGAAGACGCGAAGGCGCGCATGTTCCAGCGCGTCATTCCGGTGTACCTGTCGATCCAGCGTCCGCTGGATGCCACCGCCGAACTGCGCCCGGGCACGTCGCAGGCGCGTCTTGCAAAAAAGATCCTCGGCTCGGGGTGGCAAGGATTCCAAGACAGCAGCCGAAACCGCGTCGCTTTGTTACAGGATGCCATCAATGAGGCGCCTGGGTCGGCGTCATTCCCTGTAATTACTGCGGCTGGGTATGACGGGATATTTTTTACGGCCAGTTACTGGGACGCTGATGCGGGCGAGGAGGTCATGCGTCGCAGTTGGGCTGCATTCAACCCGCGGCAGATCAAGCACGCAACCGAGAACGTCGGCGCGTACGATCCACAGGAACCGAACATGTACAAGAACCCGCGGCGCACCAGCCGCCGCCCTGTGCGCAGGACGCCGCGCGGTAGGAAGACGAGTAGGCGATGACCAGTCTCCGCGACGCGGGGTCTTGCTGACGTCTTCTATCGCCGCTTCTGCATCTATCACGCTCGGGATGCGCTTGCTGCGCGGACTGCGCTCTGGTTCGCGCGCCGCAAACGCACCGGAGCAGTGAGCAGTCGTCAGTTCGCCGCAGCCTTCGCAGTCGTCGCGGCACTGGGCGCAGGGGGCTTGATCCCCAGCTTCTGCATCCAGAACGTCGCGCGCTCCTCGGGCGTCAGCCATGCCCGCTCTGCGCGGTCGACGCTCGCGGTCTGCTTGAGGGTCTGCTGGTAGTCCCACACGGTGCTCGGGCTGCGCTTGGTCCGTGTGCTGATCTCGCGAAGCGAGCGCCCCTGCTTGGTCAGGTCAGCGATGACTTCCTTGTCGCGCGCAGTGAGAGGCAGACGAGGCCGCCGCTTGGGGGTCGTGGAGGCTTTGGGCTTGGGCGGCGCGTTGAGCAGGCCCGACTGCTTGTAGTACTTGTCGACGTTCGAGCGAAGCTCCAGCGCATGCAGGTCGCTCGTCAGCTGCATCGAGGCGCCGACGATCTTCTTCAGCTGCTCGCGCGCCTCGGCGTACTTCTCCCGTTGGATCAGGGAGAGCAGCTTCCAGTGTGCTGCCTTCATTGTTCGCAGGTTCTGCTTGTGTCCCATCATCGACCCCTTCTTGTGCGGAGGCGCGTGAGCGCCGGTACGTGCGCGATGATGTCGGACAATCGAAGCGGTGTCAAAGTATTCGGCGCCAGGTTTGCGTGACACCTGCCTGCACCTGTGGCAGCCTGTTACACTCGTCCGCGGGATGCTTGATGGGTGACCGCACACAATAGAACGGAGCACTGCGATGGGACGGCTGAGTCAGAACGAGGCATTGCAAGAGATTCGGACTGCGTGGCAACTAGGCCGTCCCGCGCGTTTGGAGGGCGCCGCGCTGAACGACCTGAACTTGGCTGGAGTGGATCTGCGCGGCGCTGACCTGCGTGGAGCGAAGCTGCACGGGTCGAACCTGAGATCCGCGTGTCTGGCTGGCGCGTGGCTGAACGGAGCGAATTTACAAAAAGTGAATCTGGACGGTGCAGTTCTGGTGTACGCGAAGCTTAACGCATCGGTTCTTGGTGATGCGAACCTGACTAGAGCGGACTTGTCTCACGCAGATCTTCGTGAGGCTTACATGGTCGGGGCGACCATGACCGGTGCCAACCTGTCGCACGCGAAGCTTCAGAACGCGTCACTGTATGGTGCAGACCTGACGGGCGCTGACCTAACGGGCGCCGAGTGGGACGAGAACACAACCTGGCCCGACGACTTCTCGCCGCCAGAGCTTGTCGCGAACAGGCGAGTGGCTCCGAGACGCAAGATGTCGCGAAGTAAGTCTTCGAAGCGGAAGTAGGCGCCACGGAAGACCTCGCGCTGAGGTTCAGCGCTCGGAGCCCAACACGAACGCTCAGCGCGGCACCATTGTCTGTGCGTCGGGCTCGACCCCGCCATCCGGCGTGCCCCCGTCTGGCCGATGTCGCGCGGGAGCTTGCACCATCTGCGCGAATCGACTGAGCATCCCCCCGTCGCCTGTCAGATTCGGTACGCCGCCGTCGTCTACCGTAGCAAGGTGCCCCTGACCGGGCAGTGCGCTTGTGTCCCCTGTGGACCCGCCCATCATGGTCACGGTGCTCAGGCCGAGGACTACGGGCACGGCCCCGAGGGCGACCGTGATCGTGATGGCGAACTTTCGCCTTCGCGAACGCAGATCGGCTCCGCGGTCTTTCGCAGGGATCTTGTCGAAGCTGTCGAGGTGTCGCCGCACGGCGAGTCCGCAGAGGGCAGCCCCTGTGACGATGGCAGCCAGACCCGCACTCGTCGTCGTCACCTCCACGCCGAACAGGGACAGGGAGGACTGCTGCATCCCCCCGACCACGGCGAGGACGATCCCCGCTGCGACCATCAGACCGCAGAGGACCAGAGTGCCAACGAAGGAAGTCCGTAGGAAGCCCATGTCCTTTATTGTATCGACCTCGACGCCGATGTTCAATCGCCTCGGAGACCCCCCTCCACCCCCAAAGTTGAAGAAATCGATGCAGCGCCCTTGACGGCTCCCTAGAGTCGGATAATAGTTCTTATCACAAACGGAATGTCTGACAACGATTTCAGCCGGAGGAGGGGGTCATGAGCGAGAAGAAGGGGGCTACGATCAAAGGGGGCGAGCGCGCGGACACCAGCCATGCTCTTGTCGAGTCGCTGACCTTGGCGCTCGACGCCTCGGAGGCGAGGCTGCGCGAGGCTGAGGGGAAGCTTCGAGCCATGCCCCCGGACTACCTCGGCGGTCACGGGGCGCGGCTGGCCCGCGAACTCCGCGAGGCTCTGGAGCGGCGGGAGGTCGAGTACGAGCGCGCCGAGCACTTCCGGGAACTCTACGCGGAGCTTGTGTCTGCCATCAGGGACTTGCCCGATCCGTCGCGCGATCCGCACGAACTCCCGCACCCGGCCGTCGAGAAGCTGAAGTTCTTGGTCGCGGCGCAGGACTACCCGAACTCGCGGCCGGATGCTTCGGAAACCCTCGCCCAGCTTGAGGGGGACCTGCGGCGAGTCGAGTCACAGCGCGACGAGGCACTGAAGCAAGCGCGTCTCGGCTGGGACCGCCATGCCGAGAAGGACCGCTCCTACGGCAAGGTCTTGCGGGAGCGCGACGAGCTTAGCCACAAACTCGCAGGCGAGGCAGCGCACATCAAGTCGCTGGAAGGGCTACTCGTGGATGCCCTGCGGGAGCGCGACGAGGCGCGGGGTGACGCCGAGCGAATTCGCCAAAAGGCGATCGTCGCTCAGAGCGAGCGAGATCACGCGCGTGTCGAGTTGAAGATGCTGCAATACCGTCTTGACGAGAGGGCGGAGGCGATGATTGCCGACAAGGAGGAGGGGTCATGAGCGAGGCGGCGAAGGTCAAGTGCGACGCATGCGAAGCGGAGAGCGACTGGGTATGCCGAAAGTGCTACCACCACATTGTCCTGGTGTGCGGCACTATGAGCAGCAACGCGACAAGGCACGCGCCGAGGTCGAGCAGTTGCTTGCGATGAAGCGGCGCGCGCAAGAGGAGCGGGAGCGCGCGAAGCGTTTTCAGATCGTCTATAAGGTCGACGTAGCTCTCAACGCGAGCGCGTTGTGGCCTGATGGCGACATGCCCAAGGAGCCGAACGCAGAGCAGGTGCGAGAGTTGATCGAAGAGAGCGGTGGCATCCTGCGCGTCATCGACGAGTGGAACCTTGGCGGGCGCGACTTCGACGTGTTCGAGGTCGCCCCGAAGAAGGCGTGATGACGGCACCGCAGACTGATGACGCCCAGAGCGATCTCCTCGACTGCCCGAGGTGCGGCGATCCCTGCGCGGAAATGCCGCCCTATCCTCCTCGGCATCCCGGCCGCTACTCGACGTGGCAGGAGGGCGATACGGGCACCTGCGCGTGCGGCGCTCCGTTGGAGGTGTGCGTGGACGACGGGCGCGCGGAGTTGCGCGACACGGAGGAAGACGAATGACGAAACGGAAAAAATATAAAGTCGGCTTCGTTGCGGAGCCGATCGGCGTCACGGTGCCGAAGTCCGACCCCGGACAGGAGTTTGAGCAGACGGACGCCGAGCGTATCAAGTCCCGCGTCTACATCGCAGCGCAGCAGGGACTTTTGGGCAAGTACAACCCCCGCGCAGCGCGAGCGTGCGTCTATGGCGCAGCGATGATCTGCGTGGAAGTTGGCATCGAAGCCTCGAAAGCTGTAGATGCTTTCCGCGAGGAGTATGAGCGCGCGTCCAAGGCTTTTCATGGGGCCGAAAAGTTCCCCAAGCGGCTGACGGCAGCGGTCGGGCTTGAACGAGCCTCGGCAGTGGATGGAGGGGAGAAGTGATCACCGTCTCCACGGCTGGGCTCGTCATCCTCGCGCTCGCGCTCGCTGCGCCAGAGGTGCTGCTGCTGCCCTTCATCCTCGTGGCGGCAGTTTTTGGAGCGATCTGGGATATTTTGACCGGGAAAGGGGGCGACCAGAAATGAGACCCGCAGACGTTCACTGGTACGCCTCCGGCGGCGGCATCGCGCGACGTGGACCGTACACCTCGCAGATGGAAGCCTACCTCGCGATGCGTCTCACCGAGGCCGCGCGGGTCGAGCAGCGCAAGACTCACGGCACTGAGAGCCCGTACCCCTATGATATTGTCGTCTGGCCCGAGCCCTGCGTGTGAGGAGGATGAGCCATAAATCGGGAGTCGATCTGGGAAGGATGATGAAGCACGTAGCCAACGCCGTGTCGGAGACCGTCGTCGGTCGCGTGCTCGGGTCCTGGGGGCGACGGTAAATCAGGCGAGGGCCCATTCGCTGCGCTACTGCGCTGACATATAGACACGCAAGGCGGCCTGTATTATAGGCTGCGCTTCTGCTCTGACATAAAAGAACGCAAAGGAGGCTCTCAATGCAAGTAGGTATCATGGAGGACGTCGCCCACTTCCAGGTGGGGGACATCATCGTGCCGTCTGACGGCACGGACTACGTGGGCGAGGTCGTCTACGTCTCGCGCGGCGAGGACGCGGCGCGGCACCGATGCCGCAGTACCGGCAAGGAGACCTCGTGCTCGTACATCGGCCTGCTCACGCGGTACATGTGCGTCCGCGAGATCGTCGTGAAGAACCGGCAGCTCCTGCGCGAGGTCTTTGAGCTTACGGCCGAGAAAGACGACCACGAGCTTGAGGTTACGCGACTGCGGAAAGAGATCGGTTCGCTGCGGACGGCGATCCGGGCTCTCCTCTTGTCGCGCGACGCGTCGTGGACCGGCGGGCACGACTGGCAGGTGGCCGTAGACCAGGCTGCCGAAGCTATCGGGCAGGCAGCTTCACGATGATCGACGCGGTAGGACTGGTCATCTTGATCATGGCCATCTTCGCGCCGGATGTGCTGCTGTTTCCAGTGTTCCTCTTCTGGTCGGTCGTGGGGTCGATACTGGATTTCGTGCTGAACCTCGTGTTTGGGCCGAAAGACAAGGAAGGCGGGAAGGACTGATGCGCGCGGTGAAAACGGAGTCGCGAGAGAGCAAGGGGAAGGGCGTTGAAGAACGGCTGCGCGATCAAATCGATCAGCTGCGAAATCAACGGGCAGATGCACGGCGGGCGCTCTTTGGGGTGCTCCGCTGGGTAGGCATTCAACCTAACAACGGGCACGACATGCGCGCCATGCTCGAAGCACGCGACGACGCAAAGGAAGTGCTCCAGGACTACCTGCCCGGAAGCAGGAGCGACGAGGGCGTATGAGATACGGAGACCGAGGATCTCAAGTCAAAGACCTTCAGCAGCGGCTCATGGCCGCGGGGTATCCCTTGCCGCGCTACGGCGCGGATGGCGTGCTCGGCGACGAGACGTGGACCGGCCTGCAAGCCTATGCGAAGGACTCGCAGCTACCGTGGGCACCGGAAGTGCCCCCTGCCGTGGTGGAGGCACTTATGCAAGACCCGACGAAGATTGTAGACCTCACGTCGAAGCAGACGAACCCGCCTGCCGACACCAGCAAGTTCAAGATGTCGGGCGGCAAGGTCGTCGTGCGCGATCCTTCGGTCGTGCGCGGCATCATGATGCACCAAACAGGCGTCTGGTACGGCGTTTCGAGCCAGCAAGTGACCGCGGCGCTTGGAGATCGGCACGCTGCCCTTCACAATCGCAGCCTGAACGTCGCTTGCCACCTCATTGCCTTCGACGGCAAGGGCGCCGACATCCAGTGCGGTCACGCGGTGCAACCCAACCCGCTCAAGTGGTACGTGTACCAAGCGAACTCGGCGAACGAGGAGTCGCTCGGCATCGAGTGCGAAGGCGTCTACCCAGGGCTTGTCTCTCCCGGCTGTGTGATGCCGTCTTCGCGGCTCATCAATGCGGCACGCGACGCGGTTCGATACGCAGTTGAAAAGGGGCGCACCGAAGGGATGCCCATCGAGTTCATCTGGGCGCACCGTCAGTCCTCGGCCACGCGCCGAAGCGACCCTGGGCAAGCGCTTTGGCAGGAAGTCGTGCTCGCCTACGCCGTCCCGGTGCTCGGGCTGAAGACCCAGCCCGCGCGTACATGGGGTGACGGCAGGACGATCCCGGTCGAATGGCAGCCTGACGGTGGAGTGGGGCCTTACTGATGCCGACGCGCGACGAAATTGCGGCCATCATGGCCGACCACAACGAAGATGCACTGCTCGCGGACGGCTTTGAGGAGGCTTTCATCGGCCCTGCGGTCCGCTGCGGCCAGCCGACCCTTGCCTGTTACTCCTACACGAAGGCGGCCGATGTGCTCATGAACCGGGACGGCATGAGCTTGGAAGAGGCGTACGAGTACCTCGACTTCAACGTCACAGGCGCGTGGGTCGGCCCTCACACGCCGATTTTTCTCATGGATTCGCTCGATCCAGAGTGATCTGCGAGAACCCAGAGCTTCATCAAAGAGGACACCATGAATGAAACAAGTCAGCAAACCGCAGCTCAGCCATCGGGCACGGCCATCTTTGTGATGGTCGCGATGATCGGCATGCTCGTGATGACGCTGTTTATGACCGGGCTTGCCGTTTTTATGAGCAGTGAGCTTTTGGACGCGCTGACGGAACTATCTCAATGCAGGACATCGCTTTTGCTCGGCAGGCACTAGACGCAAGAGCATTCGGTGTTATAGAAAATTGGCTGGCAATCTCCGTTGCCACCAGCAGTTTCGGCAATCTCAACAACCACTCGAAGGCGCGCTGCGTAGCGGCGCGTACTGTAGGAGACGTACATGAACAAGAAGAACTCTAAGGGGCGGAGCGCAACTGCAAAGCCCGCGAAGAAGCCGTCGTTTGATCTCGCCAAGAAGCTGAACGAGACGTCGGGTAGCTTTGTTGCGTCGATCGAGGCGCTGGTGCGGCAGGCTTTGCAAGAGCACCTGCGTGCTACGACGGCAGACCTGGCGGCAAGCGCCCCGGCCGGTCGCCTGCCCACAGGAGGCGGCCCTCTCGCTGGTGCGAGCGCCGCATCGGGCAAGAAGGCCAAGGCGGGCAAGAAAGGCTCGTCGCGCAAGGCTCACAAGGTGACCGTCAGCAGCTTCGATGACTCGGAGCTGGAGGCGAAGGTGATCGCGTTCCTCCAGTCGTCGCCGGAGTCGCGCGTCGAAGCCATCACCAGCGGCGTCAAGGCCCGACCTGATGCGATTCGCCGCGTTGTGACGCGCCTCTACCAGCAGAACAAGCTCATTCGTCGCGGCAAGACCCGGGGCACGAAGTACTCGCTCGCGACCAACGACTGATCTCCACTCAAAGAAAGAACCATCAACATGAACGAATGGAATAGCGCATCGCTTGCGGAGTCGGTCTGGCAGATGATCTCTACCTTGGCGACCGTGGCCAACCGGCAACCGCTCCTGATCTATGGCCCGGCAGAAGGCGTCATCTTCGATGCCGTGGAAGACCTCGTCTCGTTTGCAACCCGTAACCCGGACGTGATGCCCGCGTGGCTTCACGAGCGGTACACGGGCTTCCTGCAAAACAAGGGCTTCTCTCATGGCGACACGACAGACCCATCCACCAAGAAAAGCTGCGCGCTCGTCGATTGGAGCAACACGTCGCCGGATCAGCGCATCGAGTATGCGATCGTTCTGGGCGTGCTGAAGATCGTCACGCGCGGACCTGAAAAGAAAGCCGTCAAGAGGGGGCGTCCCGCTGGTCGTCGCGCTCAGAAGAAGCCTGACCATGGCGATGTCAACGGCATCTCCGAGGGCATGCTCCCTGACGGAGACAGCGTGGTGATCTGAGTCGAACCCGGCGGGCATCGAGAGGTGCCTGCCGGGTTCGGCCCGGTGGTCGAGTCAATGAACTCTGCCCCACTCTTCAGGACCACCCTTATAGATCCGCCATGGATGGAGCGCGGAGGCGGCAAGAGCGTTCGTGGCGCGCAGCGTCACTACCCTCTCCTGCCCACGCCGAAGATTCTCGACGTGGTGCTTTCCTCGCCTTTCAATCCTCACGAGAACGCCCACTTGTACCTGTGGGTGACAGACAACTTCCTGCCTGACGGCCTATGGCTTATGGGCGAGCTGGGGTTCGCCTACAAGCGCACCTTCCAGTGGGTCAAGGTCAAGGAAGCCGCGTCGCGTGACCTCCACTACGGGATCGGGCAGTACGCGCGCGGCGCGCATGAGATGATGCTGTTCGGCGTCCGTGGTCGAGGGCAGCACCCGGATGTCTACACGGACCGAAGAGACATCCCCTCGGTCTTCTTCTCTCCAGTCGAGAGGCAGAATGGTAGGCGGGTTCACAGCCGCAAGCCTGACGCTGCGTATTCGGTGATCGAGTCCCGGTCGAAAGGCCCATACCTGGAGCTTTTCGCTCGATCCGAGCGACCTGGCTGGGTCAGTTGGGGCAACCAGCTCCCTGTTGCGCAGAAGACGTAGCCTGCCTTTGCTTGCTCGCGTGAGCTGCGTAGCCATGGCAGAGTTGCGTGCCGTGACGCGGTCTCTCCCGTGAACACAGGCAGAACCATGCAAAGGAAGAATCATGACGGACAAAAACCTAAAGTATCAGTTCATGGAGCGTCGAGTTCGAGGCCAAGCGTATGTGGACATACACGTACTGCCCCTGCCCGTACCACGCTACAGCTACAAGGTCGGATCCGCGCGCATCACGTACTCTGAGACTGGGGAGCGTCAGATCGACACCATCCCCTACGTCAACGCGTTCAGCTACAAGGACGCGTCTGAGCTTCTCAGGGAGATCGGCGACGAGTTCGAGCGCGTTCGCGAGAGCGCGAAGGCGGAGACGGCGAGTCAGATCAGCGACCGACTGACGACGCAGGTCGAGGTGCTTCGTCGCCGGTAGCCGCTTGTTTGGGGATGCCCTTCGGCTAGTATCGCTCCATGAGCTACGCGCCGAAGGTTTTCCCGCTCATGGTTCCGCCCGGGTTCCAAGCGACACGGCGCGTAATGCGATCGTCGGGTACGCCTTGCCCAACCAACCCTGGCGGATACAGGGCCGCAGGCAGGCAGTGGCCGTCAGAGCGGCCGATCCTTTACGACGCCTTCAACGAGGACCGGGGTGGTCAGCCGCATCGGGCCCTGGACATCACGTGCGCCGACGGAACCCCAGTGGTCAGCCCAGTCGATGGCGTCGTCAAGATGTCTTGGCGCTATCAAGGCAGGGAGCTGCCCGGCGCAGGGACTAGCGACCGCGGCGGCAACTACGTGTGGATCGATGGTGAGGATGGCCACGCGCATTATTTCGCGCACATGCGGGATGTGCGTGTTCGTCCGGGGCAGCAAGTGCGCGCAGGCCAAGTGATCGGCCTCTGCTCTGACACGGGGAGCGCGCGCGGAAGTTGCCCTCACCTTCACTACGCTGCGAGTTTGCCAAACGGCGCAAAGGTGAACCCGTTCGCTAAGGTGAAGGCGCTCTTTGATCGAGAAGGTTGGCAGGGTATGCCAATCGACTGGGAGCGAGCGATGGAAGAAGTTGAGGAAGTCGCTCGGTCTGCGGCGCGCGGCTTTCGAGAAGCCGCACGGTCCTCGCCGACCTGGCTTCCCGCTGTCGCGGCCTTTGGCGTGGTGACGGCCGCTGGTTACTTCTGGATGAAGAGGCGGCGGGCCGGTTAGGACCGGCTGGTCTTGCGCTTGCTGCGTGACGTCTTGCGGCGCGACTTGCTGGGGCGCGATGTGCGGCGACGGTTGGGCTTCAGCGCGGGGCGGCGGCCGGGGATCTCGTAGGGGTAGCGTTCGGCACCAACGACTGCGCCTTTCACGCGTAGCCCAGCAGGCAACGGGTGGTTGTACAGGCGGCCGCCGAGCCAGAGGCTGCCCCCCACGCTTGTGAGCCCAGCGGGCAGCGGGTAGTGGTAGTCGTCGAGGCTGAGGTTGCCCGCCACGATCTTGAGCCCATCGGGCAACGGGTGGTTGTAGCCGCCGAGCCAGAGGCTGCCCCCCACGCTTGTGAGCCCAGCGGGCAGCGGGTGGTCGTAGTTGGTGAGAGAGATGTCACTACCCACGCTTGTGAGCCCAGCGGGCAGCGGGTGGCTGTAGCCGCCGAGCAAGAGGTAGCCGCCCACGCTCTTGAGCCCAGCAGGCAACGGGTGGTTGTAGTCGAGGAGGTAGAGGGCGCCATTTACGCTCTTGAGGCCAGCAGGCAGCGGGTGGTTGTAATCGCGGAGGTAGAGGGAGCCCTTTACGCTCTTGAGCCCATCAGGCAGAGGCGCGTCTGCCATCACTAATCCGCTCGCGTCAGCATCGAACTTGTCAATGATGAATCGTCGAATGTACGGCTTGTATTTTTGAATCCCTCTCCACAGCCCTTCAGGGTCTTTGTGCCGCTTGCGGCGCGTGCCGTCCTCGTCCTCGCGCTCCTCGTGGCGAAGTTGCTGTAGGGACGATCCCAGAGACACGTTCTGCTTGGCAAATATCTGAACAAAGCGCTTTTTCTCGGTGTCGTACTGTATTGACACGCCGGGGCGCCCCTGCGGGTTCCGCAGGCTAAAGAGACGGGTATCTCCTCGGCTGATTTGTTTGCAAAACCGGGGTCCGTCCGCCGACTCCCGCATGCAGTGCTGCATGACCTCGCCCTCGGCGTAGACCTGCTCGGGCGTTTTCAGCTCTTGCACCGTCCAGCCGTCAGGGAACCGGTAGATGACCTCGCCCTGCGGGACAGGGAAGTCGTCTTCCACCTCCATCTCGCTGGCGAGTCCGATCGCTTGCAGCGCAGACAGCTGGAACAGGTTTGGCTTCGTCTTTTCGACCCAGTACGCGATCTGCGGGAGCGCCCCTTCGAGTTTCGCGCAAGACCCGAGGAACTGCTCAAACGTCTTGCGACGCTCGCTGACCTCGTACGCTTCCGGGCTGATCTTCTCGGCGACCCAGCGAATTAGCTTCTCGTTCTTGTGGACCTTGTCGTCGTCGGGGAAGAAGTCCCGCGGGTGCAGGCCCGTCTCTTTACCACGCGCCTCGCGCATCCACGCGTCGAAGATCGCCGCCCTGTCGCCGCCGACGGTGTCCGCCACGACCCAGGCAGTCGCCCACTTGACTGCGGGAAGCTGCTCCTCGACTTTCTTGATCCTGTCGCGCGGGCTGTTTTCGACGAGGTAGTAGCGGTACATGCTTAGCTCCTGCTGGTCTTGCGCTTGCTGCGTGACGTCTTGCGGCGCGACTTGCTGGGGCGCGATGTGCGGCGACGGTTGGGCTTCAGCGCGGGGCGGCGGCGGGAGATTTTGTAGGGGTAGTTCTTGGCGCCAATAATTTTGCCTCCTACGCGTAGAACGGGAGGCAGCGGGTGCTTGTAATCTCCAAGGTTGAGGTTGCCCCCAACGTTCTTCAAACCAGCTGGTAGCGGGTGGTTGTAGCCTCCGAGCGAAAGTCCGCGCCCCACGCTCGCGAGCCCTGGAGGCAAAGTGTGGTTGTATTCGTTGAGGGAGAGGTTGCTGCCCACGCTCGTGAGCCCCGCAGGCAGCGGGTACTTGTATCGGGTGAGAATGAGGTCGCCATCCGTGCTGGTGACCCCCGCGGGCAGCGGATGGTTATAGCGTGTGAGGGCTAGGTGGCCGCTCACGCTCGTGATCCCAGCTGGCAGAGGTACGTCTGCCATCACTAATCCACTCGCGTCAGCATCGAACATGTCGATGATGAACTGCCGAATGTACGGCTTGTATTTTTGAATTCCCCGCCACAGCCCCTCAGGGTCTTTGTAGCGCTTGCGTCGCGTACCGTCTTCGTCCTCAACCTCCTCATCTCGGAGTTGCTGTAGTGACGATCCCAGAGACACGTTTTGCTTGGCAAAAATCTGAATGAACGCGTTCTCGTTGGTATCGTACTCCATCGACACGCCAGGACGACCTTGCGGGTTGCGCAGGCTAAAGAGGCGAATTGCTCCGAGGTCAATTCGTTCGCAAAAATCCAGCCCGTGCGCCGACTCCCGCATGCAGTGCTGCATGACCTCGCCCTCGGCGTAGACCTGCTCGGGCGTTTTCAGCTCTTGCACCGTCCAGCCGTCGGGAAACCGGTAGATGACCTCGCCCTGCGGAACAGGGAAGTCGTCTTCCACCATGTCGCTGGCGAGGGAGATGGCCTGCGACGCAGACATTCGAAACAGGTCTGGCTTCGTCTTCTCGGCCCAGTACGCGATCTGCGGGAGCGCCGTTTGGAGGCTGTTGTAAAATTCGCTAAGCTGCCTACCCGTCTTGCGACCCTCTTGGAACTCGTACGCTGCCGGGCTGATTTTCTCGGCGACCCAGCGAATTAGCTTCTCGTTCTTGTGGACCTTGTCGTCGTCGGGGAAAAAGTCCCGCGGCTGCAGGCCCGTCGCTTCGCCGAGAGCTTCCCGCGACCACGCGTCTTTGATCGCTGCCTTGTCGCCTCCGACGAGGTCCGCCACGACCCAGGCAGTATCCCACTTGACCCGAGGAAGCTGATTCTCGACTTTCTCGATCCTGGCGCGTGGGCTGTTTTCGACGAGGTAGTATCGGTACATGCTTAGCTCCTGCTGGTCTGCTCGATGATCACGCGTCCGGCATGCGCTGCGTCTGGTAGATGACGTACCCCAGCAGCGTTCCTGCGATCAGGCCGAGCACCGGCGCCTTGATCACGCTGCCCAGCAGTCCGCCTGCCGCCCCTGCGCCGATGCCGATGATCAGAGCGGCCTCGTTGCCCTCTTTGGTGAGCGACTTGGCGACCTGTGTCTCAGAGCACAGGTAGTTGGTGAGCGGAGTGGTTCCCAGCGCGGAGCGAGAGCCGCCGCAGCCGCAGCCGCCAGAGAGCGGCGCGCTCGGGCGCCTCTCGTGGGAGCTGCCGCAGCCGCAGTCGCCGGAGAGCCCGTAAAGGGCGGGTCCCATTACATCAGCACGGTACGGTCGAACGGGCATGTAGGTCATGGTTTCGATGGTAACAGACTTCGATCTGTTGTACCATTGCGGCCATGCGGGACAGCAATGACTATCAAGTTCACCTACCAACAGAAGAAGTAATCATCCGGCATCGGAAGGGGCTGGTTCAGAAGGGGTTGACCAATCCGTGGCCGGAGGCGAGGGGCGGACAGCTCCTTGGAACTGGAGCCCACGGTGCCGCCTACGACATCGGGGATCGGGTTCTCAAGCTCACGCACGACTACGACGAGGCCATGGTCAGCGCACGCATCCGTGGGCGCTCGATGCGGCACGTCGTGAAGATCTACGATGTGTGGTCGCTGCCGGATAGCACGCGCGGGGACGGGTCGAACCCCTGGGACTACAAGCCGTGGTTCGCGGTTACGCGCGAGAAGCTGATGCCGCTCAAGAAGCGCGACATGGACATCATGAAGGTGATGTTCGAGCTGTACGAGGACGAGAGCCTCGATCTCTGGGTGAACAACGAACGCACGATGGTCGCTCGGTGGCGCACGATGCTCCAGGGTCAGCTGGAGCACACTGGCGTCACCCGCGCCATGTCGATCCTTCGTGACGTCGCGGCTGGCGCAGCAGAGCTACGCACTTGCGGCTTCGACTGGACCGACTTCCACGACGAGAACATCCTGCAAAACGCGCAGGGAACCTACAAGATCGTAGACGTCGGCTGGGGCGAGTGGCGCGTCAACGACATCGAGACGCCCGTACCGGCACTGAGCGCGTGACATCGAGGCCCGAGCGGGACTTCAGTCCTGCTTGGGCCTCGTCTTGAACCACTCGCGCAAGATGTACGTGATCGCGCTGCTGACGTTCGGCTTGCCGCGCGGAGTCACGATGCCACGCTGAACGGCTTCCTTCTCGATGGCCTCGAACAGGTCCTTGGCCAGCCGGAACGTGATCCGCGCGCTCATCATGTCAGTGAACTCCCGACGACTTCGTGAAGATCGCGAAGATGTCGCTCGCAAGGATCACGACGTCCATGCCGTCGACCAGTGTGAGCTTCCAGAGCCCAGGCGATCCGCCGAATTCGCGCCACGACGTCGCCTGAAGCGTGATGTGCTCCTCCACGATCGTCGGCTTGCTGTCAGCGCCCAGCGACAGCGGGGTGGAGGTCTTCTGGCGCATCTTGATGAGCGCAGGGCCCGTACCAAGAGTCTTCAGTGCAGCGTCCATCGAAAAGTCTTTGTTGTCGCTCATGTTCCTACCTGTGACTGAATGACGTTTCCATTGCGTCGATCCAGCGGTCTGCGCATTCAGACCACTGCCACGAGAACCTGCTCTGGTCTGTGACTAGCGACTGGTAGTGAAGCGCGCTCTCTCGCATCGTGCGGCTTGCCGCGAGAGTGAGCACCTCCGCCAGTTCACCGGGAGCAATCTTCGGCGACATGCCGTCCTCGCCACTGAGCAAGGCCATCGCGTCATGCCGCACCGGCATCCAGCACCCCCGGAAGTGGTACAGGAACTCGGTCATGCCGGTCGAGAACGTCGTGACGAGCGGCGTGCCCATCGCGAGCGGCAGAAGCTGCGTGATCCCGTAGCCCTCGCACCGAGACGGCTGAACCACAATGTCGTGCTCGGAGATCAGTGACACAAGCTCGTCGTCAGTCACGCCGCGAGAGTTTCCGGCGACCACCTGGATGATGTCATCGAGACCGCGCTCCGCGACAAGCACGCGCACGTCGAACTGAATCTTCGGCAGCAGGTGAAACGTGAACTTCGTCCCTTGCGGAAGCGATGGGCGCGCGAAGTAGATGCCGTCGATAAGGGCTTCCGTGCCCTTGCGCCCAGGAAGAAAGCCGTCGGTCGACATGTGCAAGATCTTCGGGGGATCATCGAGGCGAGCCGCGAGTCGCCGCGCGTTCGACTTGTGCGCGACGAGGAACGGCGACCCCACGCCGAGCGGAACGCGCTCGCTCAGCCTGCCGGTCGCCCTCAGGAGCGTGTCTTCGCAGAACTGCGACGGTGTGATGAGGCCACCGAAGGCCCATGAGACGCGCTTTGCTTCGGCGCTCAGCGTGTCGGTGTTCGGGGACATGTAGAGCACGCAGCGCGCAGCCCCGAAGTGCTGAGCAAGCTGCTCGATGTGGTGACTGGGCAGGCTGACGCACAGCAAGCGCGCGCTCGCCATGTCGCTTTCCTTCAATCGCACCGGCTCAAAGTCGCGGTAGCTGTCGTCAAAGTTGATGGTGCCAGCCAGCATGTTCCAGCGAGCGAGCGCTTTGGAGATCTCTTTTGAAATCGTGGCGTAGCTCAGGGTCGAGCCGAAGTGCCCCGCGACGATGTACCGAGTCACGGCTTTTTCATCCAACGGCTAACGTCCACCAACTCGCCCAGGGCCTCCAGAAACAGCGGCTTCAGGCGTTCGGCGCTGAACTTGTTGCAGGTGACAGCGGCGCCCAGCGCGTTCCTGCGCCGACCGCGCGCAAACTGCCAGCGCATGGCTTCGCCCATTTCTTCAGGAACGTAGTCGGCCCACTTCACCCCGGCCTCGAAGATCGAGTTCATGCGCAGCATCTCGGTAGGGATGTCCTTCATGGTGTGCGGCACGATCGAGTCGTATGGGTGTTTGTCGCTGTCGAGGTACTGAATGGCAGGCGCACCAAACTCGCCACCGAGCGACTCCGCGACGCCGCCAAACAGGTTCGTGACAATCGGCACGCCGGACGCGCGCGCGTATAGCAGCGGGAGCCCCGTTCCCTCGCCGAACGAAGGGTTCGCATAGCAATCGAGTGAGCCGAGCCACTCGATCATTTCCTTGTCGGTAAGTTCGGTGCCGATCAGCACGCGGATGCGCGGGAAGCCCTTGTTCGCTGCATCAGGGCCGAGTTCTGAGCGCAGCGCCTTGACCTGCCGTTCAATCTCTGCGCGAAGCTCTTGCACAGTGCGGAATCGACCGAACGGGCTCGTGCGGATGGTCAGGACCACGGGGTCCGCGGCGCTGAACGCGCTGTAGTAGGCGCGAATGAGGTGGTTGAAGCCCTTGCGCGCCTGGAACGTGCCCATTGCGCCAAACGTGAAGGGGTTTTTGTCGTCGACGGGCGCGGCGTTGGGAACAACCTGTGGGCGCCAGAGGCCGAGGTGGTCGCCGATGACGGGAGGGAGAAGCGTGCGGGTGCGCGCCTCTTTGACGCCGCTCGCGACGTAGGACTGGCGCGCGAACTCCGACGGGAACCAGATCTTGGTGATCGCGTCGATGTTCGACATATCGACAGCCATCTGGCTGATGCGATCTGTCTCGCACGTCGTGCGCATCACGAAGCGGTCCGTGACCTCGGTCATGCGGATCGCCTCGTGAGGCGGCCACTCCGCGATCATGACCTCGCCGATGCCGACGACGTCGCGCTGGTACTCTTCGAGGATCTCTTTGCGGTCCTCGGGGATGCGGTCCCAGTCGATCATCTCCGCGCGGTGCGGGATGAAGTACGAGGGGACGCCCGCATGCTTCAGGAGCAGCGCGTCTGCAAACGCGACGTGCGCGTAGCCGCTGCGGTAGTTGATGCCCGCGGACATCCAGACGCCGCGCGTGCTGAACCCTGGCGCAGGCTCCGCGACATAGTTGGTGGCTCGGAAGACACCCTGCTGCGCCTCTCGTCGCAGAGCAGTGAGCACTTCTTCCGAGCTTCTGAGTTCTCCCTCGGATAGGGTTAGGTCGCCGTTTTGCTCAGTGGTTTGATGGTCAGACATTGCGCGGGATGCTACCCGCGTTGTCTGACAATGTCAAACAAAGATCAGCGAACTCCGGCGATCTTCTTCGCAGATCTCCCGGCGATGTCGGTCCTTCTGCAAGCGTCTGCAAGGATCTGGTTGGCGTCGGAGTAGAAGTTGAGCAGCTCAACCCTACGCGCCGGTCGCGGCTCAGACTGAGCCCTCATCGAGGCCTGACTGACCGCGATGCGCAGTGCTTCGAGCACGTCCTCCACGAACACGCCTTGTTCAAGCATCAGGGCGATGCTCGACGCCATCTTCGCCCGGGTCTGTGCGCGATCTACGGGCATCGCGCGCCTATTCCTGAGCGATCTTATCGAGTGCCGCGAGCACGCTCTTGCTCGCACTGCCATTGCGTTCCAAGCGCTTGTATAGGCTCTGTGCAATGCGCGAGGTGGGCAGCTTGCTGATCGCTTTGGTTGGCGTGAGCGTCGCCTTCTCGGGCTCCTTCTTGCGGTTTTTCACGGCAAAAATGATCGCTGCGACGATGGCAACGACCACCACGACAGCAGCAATCTTCTGTCCGCGCGTCATCCCCTTGCGGTCGCCGTCGGCGTTGCCGAGCGGAACAAGCTTGTATCCGGGAGGTGGCGCGTAGGGGTCATGCGATGCGTAGCTGGGTGGTGCGTAGCTGTACTCAGGCATCGGCATGGGCGCCTGCCGCTGCGTGTATGCGGTCGGGCCCGCGCCCATCACGCGGTAGTTGCTGAGCCCCTGGTCCGTAAAGAACGGGGAGTAGACCTGTTCTTCGGGAGTGATAGCTTCAGGCGCGACGGGGTGTTTTGCGTAGGTCACCGGGACTCCTCAGATGTCGAAATCGCCAGACGTCGCCTTGCCTGCGACCGGGTCGGGGGCGGAAGGCGTCGCCGTGGACCGCACTGTATCCACGCCGAAGGAGCTTGCCACGAACGTGACGCCCTTGTAGTGGTCGCTCGCGACGTTCTCGGTGACTTTCACGCACCACGACTTGCAGTAGTCGCAAGCCCAGCGTTCGGGACTCGACACCATCGGGATCTTGTCGTCGTCCGAGACGATCTGGTTCAGCTGACGCTTGTGGTAGGACCAGTGCGTCTTGAGCCACGCGGGCGCGCGCCCGTAGGTGATGTCGCCGAGGTGCATGGTCTTGTTGCCCTCGTTGACGAGGAAGCACTCCGCGCACTTCGGGCACATGCCGCAGAGCATGCCGACTGCCTGACCGTCAGCGTTTGGCTGATGATACAGCTCGCACTCGATCACGCCGATCTCCGCGCCTTTGCTGTCGACGTAACGGACCCACGTCTTCAGCGACATCATTTCGTAGTCGGTTGACGACATGGCAATCGAGCCGGTCGCCTCTGTCTGCTTCCACATCTTCTTGCCAGCGGCCCGCTGGCGCTCGTTCATCGTAAAGAGATCGCGTTTGCTGATGGTCATGTTTGCCCCGCGTGATAGTTGTTAAAGGTCCCAGCCGCCCGGAAACTCTTCTTCTAGTTTTGCGCTCCGCTGCGCGCTTTCCGTCTTGTATTTGAAGTCAATCAGGCCATCGATCAGGAAAGAAAGGTCACGCATAAACGCCGCTCGTACCCGATCAAGCGATTCGAAGGAAACCTTACTGTCCGGGCTGGCTGAGTAGACGTAATCCCAACCGTCAGAATACATGCTTTTCTTGTATCCAAGGAATTGCGCGGCGTGCGCGTATGCATCGGACGCATGGTAGTCGCCAGTAGCTTCCGCAAGTAGCCGCGCGCTCCTCTGTAGGCTGTCGACGACCGACTTGTCAGGCCGTAAAAGCCGAGAGGCAGTCCGCTCGCCTTGGAGGCGCTGGGCTTCTTCAATTTTTTGCCAGAACCGCTTCGCGGTAGAGGCCTGCAAATGGAGTACTTGGTTGAGAGGCGTGTACGCCTCCTCCTCATCTTCGCGCGCGGCGTTTCTGCGCATGGTCGTGCTCCGAGACGTCCTGTTTCGCTTCATCACGCACCAAGCTTCTTCTTGATCTGATAACCGTACACTGCACCCAGAACCGCCGCGACCGTGATCACGGCGTACACAGGCAGCACGTACTTCAGGATGTAAGGCTTCGTCTGCTTGACAACAGACTGTACCAGCGGTCCCATCACGTGCTGATCGACGGCTGCTACAAGCTCGGGACCCTTGGCGGCGAGGGTCGCATTGGGGTTGGTGAGCAACCCCGCTGCTGTGTTCACGAGCGCCGTCGGGTCGAGCGGATTTCCGAGCGCGCCAAGGCCGTTAAGCATGAGCGGCTGCGAAGCCATTACCAGGCGGCGGTTGAAGCCCGCGCCCGGGATCGGCGTGCGCACGAACGTCGGGTACTGAGCGTAGCGCCCACGACTGCCAAGAGTGTAGATTTCCGGCACCCAAGGGCGCATGATTGGCTGGTATGACATCGTGCGTACTCCGTGTGCAGTCAGTTCAGATGCGCGATGCTGCCGCGCTTAGCGCTGCGAACTCCGCCACGCGTCCGGTGGTTGTGGCAGCGACGCGCACGAAGTAGCTGTACCATACGCGCTTTGCGGAACCGTCAAGCCTATTGAATCCAGATCGGTTCAAGAGCGCACGCATCTCGACCAAGTCTCGGTGGGGAGGACGCTGGGAAGCGGCGCGCGAGATCTCGCGCTCCGCTTCGCGGATTCGATCTGCTTCGCTACGCGCTCGCGGGCCAGAGCCGGAGCCAGTCGCAGCGGCGTGCTGAGCCTGCGCCACTGCAACATCCGAAGCCGCGTCGCCAAACATGCTGTAACCGTAGAGACCATGATCCGAGACATAATTCGACATGGTGAAACTCCTGCGCCCCGCATTTCCCGATCGCGCTTCTGCTATTTTTTCGACTTGCCCTTCTTGCCCTTCTTGCTCGCCGATGACTTGCCCTTGGCAGCCTTGGCCTTGCTGGACTTGAAGAGGCGCTTGCCCTTGCCGCTCAGCCGGAGCGTGGCGTTGCGGGGCAGGCCGCGCAGGCGTGCGGCGGACGAGGTCTTGCCCTTGCTCTTGCTCGTGCCCTTGCCCTTGCCCTTGCCCTTGCCCTTGGCAGGAGCCTTCTTGGTGCTGAGCGTTGCGTTGCCGCGAATGGCCGCCGCGATGCTCACGAGGCGAGCGCTCGTCTTGTTCTTACCGCCGCCCTTCCGCGCACGCGCGGCCATGCGGATCTTACCGGTCTTCGTCACGGCGACCGCGGTCGTCGTCTTGCGGGGGGCAAGGCTGCGCAGGACCGCGGCGGCCTCCTTGGTAGACATGCCCTTCGCAAGGCGACCGACCCGCTTCACGGAGAAGGAAGTCTTGCCCTTGCGTTGAAGAACGAAAACGCGATAGCCCATGCTGGATTTGTTCGGTTCCATTGATCCCTCTCTCAATACAGAGCGCCCGCCGTGCAAGGCAGGGTAGCACGGGCATCAGAAGCGGCGCCAGCGGCTACCCAGCCCGCTTCACTCGTCGTCCGCGTCGTCAGACTCGTCCGCAGCGCGCGCGGCTCGACCCCTTGGTTCCTTCATGATGTCCGGGATTTTGATGAGCTTGCCCTTCGAGGCCATCACCGTGATGTTCTTCTCGGGGATGGACGCGACGACGGTGATTCCACGGCCACGGCCGCGGCCACCGAGTGACAGCATCTTCGCGACCTTGATCAGGGTCTCCTTGTCGGTCGTATCAAGCGTGCCGATGACGTGCTCTTCGCTGATGCCAGCGCCCTTCACGATGTACGGGCCTTCGTAGAAAATAGCCATGACCTGTCTACTCCTTGAAATATCGACTGTCGTACGGAGGCAGGATCACCATCAATCCCACTCCTGGCACAATCGGCACCGACATCTTCGGGCCGCGCATGGTCTGAAGCTCTCGGATCACACCAGCGGCGCGCGGAAGAAGCCACACGATCCGATCGCGTTCGACACAGATCTGATCAGGCTGCGCGTTGGGGTGTGAGGCTCGGGTCATCGGGCCGCGCTCTGCTTTCCGGTGTACAGCTTCTTGGAGGCTTTTCGGTAGGCGACCTCTGCCGACTGCTTCGTCGGATGATACCCGAGCCACGCGCGCTTACCGTTCTTTCCGATCTCAGCGCGCCACGCCTTCTTTCGCTTGTCCCACGACACGCCCTTCACGCCGGACGGCCCATACGCGCCGCGATTGTGAAGGTTGGCGCTGCGATCGATCACGCGCAGGTTGGAGCGGCGGTTGTCGAGTCGATTGCCGTTGATGTGATCGACCTCTTCGTTTGACTTGGCGCCAAGGATCTCGCGGTGCATCGAGACGGTCTTGCGGCTGCCGTCCGGCATGATCTTCGATCGCATCGCGTACCCTCGAAACCCGCAGTACCAAGAGTATTTGCTGAGCTTGTCGTGGTCTTTGGGATCGACCAGCGCGAACTTGTTTTTGGTTAGCTGGATCTTCGTGGGATTTTCAAACAGCCTGGGCTGCCTGCGAACGTCAATGCCAGTGAGCTTCTTCAGGTGAGGGGCCATGTCATCCTCGGCCTTTTGGATCGTGGCCTCGATGCGCTCCTTGCTGATCCCCTGGCGTTGAAGTCGCTCAGCCTTTGCCTGAAGCTTGGCAGTCAGGTCGCTCACGTCCTGTTTGAGCGCCATGCCGACGAGAAGATGACAGACGTCGCGCCCGTACCCGGACAGCTTCTGCTCCTCTGGGCTGACATAGCGGAGGGGAGCCCTTCGCGGCCCCTCAGGGACTCGGCTTGTTCGCGGCCTGGCCATGTCAGGTCCAGTGGAATCCCGCTGCGCCGAGAAGAGACGCCGCGAGTAGCATGGCGTTCTTGTTTCCGCGCTCTTGCCCAAGAAAGCAAAGGCCGCAGATCAGCTGGTACATGTCTCCCAGGCTTGCAATTGCAATCATGCCGCTTCGATCGAGCAGCATGACATCCGCAACGTCTGCCGCTCGTTCGATGGTTGTCGCTTCGGGCGCATCTAGCTTCATGTAGTAGCGGAAAGGATCGTCGAAACGACCCTCCGCGTACGTCATGAACTCGGCCCTGCTGGGCACCGCGCCGTGCTTGATGTGTCGAAGTGGCATGGTGGAGAGATTGGGGCTGAGCTTGCGGCCTGCGGCAGCGCCGGTTCGCTTGTCGCTCTCGGATACGATGAAGTCGTTCATCGCGTCGGTCGCGGCGCGCTGCGCCTTGTTGTACATCGAGTTCGTGTACTTGGCGGCGTCCCTGGTCATGGCGCTGCCTTTGCGCGCCGATGTCATGGACAGGCGCCACCACAGAGCCGGATTCTTGTGCGACTGAAACTGGAAGCGAACCGCGCTCGAAGAATCGGGGCTGCCTGGAGCCTCCCAGACAGAGACCGTGATCGTGAAGCTCTTGTCGCCAGCGCGCTGAACGTTCAGCACTTGAGCGCGCAGATTGGAGGTCTTCGGCATAGGTCTCTACCTTTGTGACGCCTTCAGCGCAGATAGCATAGCGTCATAGGCTGTCGATGCGCGGATGAAGGCTTCTTTTGCCGCATCGCGCTCCTCCGCGGGGACTGCATCGGGGTGACAGCGCGCTGCAACCGACCTGTACGCCTTCTTGATCTGCTCTTCCGTGGCGTCTGGCTCGATGCCGAGCACCTCCCACGGAGCCTGCTCGCGCGAACGAGGCGCTGCCTGCTGCGGAGGAGGAGGAGGCGGAGGCGGAGGCGGCCCCGGTTGCACCGGCGGTGGCATCGGGCCTCGTGCGTACTGTCCGTTCGCGCGCTGAAAGGCGTCCCATGATCCCCTGTGAGCAGCTTCCTTGCCGGATGCCCACAGGAATTGGAAGCAGCGGTGGCAGATCACAAACCCGTCGGCGCGGCGCCACTCGGAGTGCCTCGCGCAGTACGGGCGCTTGCAACTCATGCACGCGCTCTGGGTGGTTGCCTGACACCCGGGCGCGTTGCAGTTGAATCGTGGCAAGTGCGAAGGCTGCGGCTGGAACATCTGCTCGGCAGAGAACGCCGTCTGGATCGTCTCTCGCAGCGAGTCGATCCCCATCTCCAGCAGCGAGTCCATGAACGCCTGCCCCGGCGTCTTGCGCGGCGGCATCAGGCGTCCTCCTCGTCGTCTTCGTTGACCTCTGCGCCTCGCATCTTGACCCTGATGCTGTCAAGCGGTTGCCATCGGTAGCCTCGACCGAGCCGAATTCCAGGAAAAGCCGCGCGCACCATCGCGGCAGTCGTGCCGTGATAGTCGGATTCGCCGCCTCGTGGGCTCCCGTGGATAGTCTTCAGCTTGGGTCGGATGGTTCCGCTGGCGGCGTCGTCAAACGTAATAGCATCCCACCCCGCATCACGGATCTTCTCGATGTCGCCTTCGTCGTCCTCGTTCACGATTTCGGGCCACCACGGCTGCACAGCGTCGATGCCAGCGACGCGGTCGAGATCGAAGTCGCGCATGTACCGGCGCTGTCGCACGACCTCGCTCAGGGCCGCCGGTGGGACTTCGCCCGTGGTCGCGAAGCGCTGAACGGGGTCCGTGCCGGTCCCGTACTCCAAGAGCAGCGAGATCGGATTGCCTGGATACATCTGCACTTCGTCGAAGATCACGGCAGCAGGATCGGTGCCGATGAGACCGACCACCTCTGGCTCCAGCGTGAACTCTTCGAAGTCCTCTTCGATCTGCGCGGCGCTCTCGCCGCGACTAAGCGCGGCCTGCACCTCGCCGAGAATGGAGTCGTAGAGGTCTCTACCGCTCAGCATTGCATCGACATCGGGTAGCGGAGCAATGCCCGTCGTGTCGAGGCGTATGACCACAGGGAAATCGTCGGGGTCTTGTCCACGCAAGGTCCACGCGGAAATAGCGTAGGCGGCAGCGACGGCCTTGCTATCCGTGGTGTGAATCCCTTGGTAGTCCTCAGGGGTCGGAGCGCGGCCAAGCACCTTACGAAATCCGCTTTCGTTTCGGAGTCGGTGGTAGCTCTCTGGCGGCTTGGCGGCCAGCGGGTTGCGCTTAGGGTCACGCGTCATGGCGTCACCTCAGCAGGCGACGCCTGCTCTGGCATCTCCTCATGCGCTTCGCTCTTGGTAGGCTTCACGAAGTCCTCGCAGCGGTACGTGGTAGCACCGGACCCCGGCTTGAACCGCCTGACGAGCACCGGCTGCTCTCCGTCCCAGTCGATGACTACGGTATCCTGTGAGTTCTGGGCAGTCGCTGACTTTTTCAGCGCATGCGCTCGGCCAGCGGTCAGGGCATCGCCAAGGGAAGGGCACGGAATGGCTCGGCCTCCGTACCAGATAAGAATGCCTGGCGCCGCAGCCTCGACGACCTTGCGCGCTCCGGCGGGGAGTCGCTGCGGGACATCCTTCTCGCGGATGGCCTTGACGGCCTCGCGGATCTTGGAGATCACGGCATCGCTTGGCCGGAGGGCCTCGTCGCGTACCGAGAAGTCGAGTTCTGGCTCAGGCTCGACCGAAGCCGCTGGCGACTCGGCGGTGGCCGACTTCGCGGAAGCCTTTGTCGCCCCGGACGCGGCAGGTTCCTGCGATGGCGTCGTGTAGTCCATGCTGGGCGGCACCCAGTCAAACACAGGGATGCGCTCGGACAGCTTGGCTCGCAGCCTCAGCCGGATTTCGCGGATCAGGCTCTCTACGCGCTCCTCGCGTTCGCGGGTGTCTCTCTCCAGGGAGACTAGAGTCGAGTCGGGCCAGGAAAAAGCGGTCCCCGTGATCTCGAAGAGGTGCTCCGGCGCGTGCTCGATTGCCTCCGCGATGATCGCTTCGGCAACGAGCCTGCGGAACGAGTCCTCGGTTGGGCTGCCCGCGAGGGTGGTGCCCGCCTGCTGCGCAAGCTCTTCGATCTCGTCCGGGATGGGGATCGCGTTGGTGTTCACGACGAAGAACGTGTTCTCGTCGTGCCCGTGCAGCCTCGCGACGCGTGCCTTCACCTTGCCGTTGTACGACAGCGCCAGCACGTTCCGTCGAGTCTGTTTTTGGATGTCTGATTTTTGAAGAAGGTTGCCCCGTGTCATCCGGCGAGGCTACCTGAAGTGTCAGACAACCGCAAGGTTGAGGCTACGCAAAGAGCCCACGAGGGTGAGCGCCGAAGGGGCCACTCGTACGTGAAAGCCGGGCCGCCCTGTCGATATGCGGATTTATTTCCGAGTCTCGACTCCCCGCCGACAGTCACCCTCCTGGGCTCTTTGCGTAATGGACGTTCTCCTCAGTAATTGAACCCGAGCTTGAAGCGCTCGAATCCGACCTTCGAGAGCAGGAAGCCGCTCATGTCAAAGCCGAACCGACGGATCTCAAACGGCGGCGGCCGAACGATCCACGCAGACGCGCGAATGCGCTGCTGCGGCATGGCGTAGAGCGCGAACGTCCCGGGCGGACCCGAGATGATACTGCCGCCATAGACCTTTACCGTTGAGGGGACTTGTGCGCCCGGACCGACGGTGACGTTGCCGCCAGCTGCCTCGCGCGCGAGCAGGCCGCCCGTGCCGTAGACGTTGTTCTGGCTGTCGGTCTGGCCCTTGCCATTGATCTCCAGCCCGAACGCGACGTACGTGAGCAGACGCCTGTTGTCGACAGGCACGGTGTCGTTGATGTCGAGGCCGTTCTGCTGGTACGCCGTGAAGATGCCGTCGCGAATGACGATGACGCTGCCGACAGGCACTGTCAGGTCAAGGATCGGCACGTTGCGCGGATACGCCGTCCCCGGACCGACCTGAATCGGTCGCGGGTACTCCGAGATGTACTGCCTATTGAAATAGGCAATCGCATTTGGCGGCAGTTGGGCAAAGAAGCCCTGCGTGACGCGCACGTTGGTTGCGTGCGCATCTGGGCTCCCCTGTGGGAGTGGTGACCCAGGCTGGGAGCGAGTGTCCATTCGGCCAGCCTATCAGACGGCCGGAGACTGCGCCTGGAGGATCTTGTATCCGTGGATCGACAGCGTAACGGTGCCACCGAGCGCGAGGAGCACGCGATCGACAGGGGCGATCGGGGACTCGGTGATGCCGTTCCAGCCGCTGCTGAAGTTCACCTCGGCGAGGCCGACCGAGCGGAGCAGCGTGAGGTAGAACGCGATGGTCGAGCCGCGCTCGAAGAAATCGCTCACGGCGAGGTAGAACGGACGGTCGTTCTCGCTGAAGAGATACCGGCTCGGGGTCGGGATCTGGTTCTGCCGCTCGCGGTCCGTGCCCTCGTCGGCGTACTCCCAGAGGAAGTCAATCTCGCCGGGTCGGAACGTGTTGACGTCAGTAGCAGCAGCGCCCGCACCGGGGCCGATGTACGCGCCCTGGAAGGCGTCGGCCGTCGAGGCGACGGGGCGGAAGCGGCCGGTGAGAGGCGTGAGCACCTCTTCGCCAAGGGGCGGGAGGTTGGGGTACTCTTCAACCGGACCCAGGCTGAACGTCTGCATGCGGAAGGCGCCCATCAGCATCGTGCCGACAAAGGGGCCGTCCATCGAGACCTGCTGCTGGGCGCGGATGCGGGCGCCGACCGGGTTCGAGGCGTTCGCGACCGACGGGATGCTGACCTCGAAGTTCATCGTGTAGGGCACGCGCTTGCCCGGGATGTCCTCGATGTAGCGGATGCGGCTGGCGGCCTTACGAACCCACTCGCCCAGGCGCTGAATCTCCAGCTTGTCGCCTTCCGAGCGCGTGCGGAGTTCGCGGTACGCCTTCGCGAGCGCCTCGAACTGCGACTGCTGGCGAGCCTGCTTGTCGTTCAGGTTGCGAAGAAACGACGCGACCTGAGGCGGAACATTGAGCGGAATATCGTCGGACATGCGCTATCTCCTTGGCACAGCATCAGTTCCCCAACTTCTCGCCGGGGTTCCTTTGCGTGTGCATGCCGCACAGCAAACCTGTGCAGGTGGTTCGCGGACTACCCGCGATCTCTACACCGAACCCCCGCCCGCATGCGGGGCAGCTAACGGACGGGGGTTCGAGGCAGAGATCGCGGGGCGAGTTGCCTCGCCCCGAGACCTAGGCTATGCTGACCCTAAAGCCAGCAAGAACCATCAGAGAACGTCGCGGGAGTGGATACCATCGATAAGGTACTTGATGTCCTTCTCGATGTTGTCCGCGCCCTGGACCGACGCGCCCGAGATGGGGAACGGGCCGTTGTTGTCGTCGCGGAGGCCGTTCAGCTGCTCCGTGAGCGACGCGCCGACCTGCTCGCCGATCGGCGAGATCGTCGCGAAGACGCGGAAGCCCTGACGAGGCGGGATGAGGATCGGACGGGCGAGGCGCATAAGCGCACCGCTCGTCGGAACGCCGTTGTTCGCACGGGGCAGGCGGCTGTCCGCGAAGAAGCCGTCAAGGCCGCCCGCGAACGGCGTGTACGCCGTGAAGTGCTGGATCTGCGGCTTGTCGCCAGCCGTGAAGTCGAAGAACAGCTGGTTCTGCGACTGGTGGTAGAGCTTGTGGACGCGCGCGACGCGGTCCGTCAGGTTCTCCGGGCTCAGGAGACGCTGGCCCGACTGGATCTCCGCCTCGAAGTTGACGCGGAAATACGTCCACACGCGGATCGCGAGCGTGACGAAGGTCTGGTCCGAGGTGAACTGGCCCGGCGTCGCCAGGTTCGTCACCGCGATGTCCGAGGCCTGACGGCTGAAGAGCTGCGTGCGCGCGGAGATCGCGCCGAAGCCGTTCTGCGGAGTCTGGCGGAGGTTGGTGGAGCCATCCACGCGGATGAGCGAATCGTAGACATTCAGTTACGCCAGCTGTTTATGCTGGCTCTCCGGGTTTCCCCGGAGTGTCGGACTATATCACCTTCCTCAATGGACTGAGGAAGTCGGGCACTCGTGGATCGGATTATCGTTGGGACTCACCGATCTAGTCTCTACGCCTTCCAGACTCTCTCCTTTTGGGAGCCCAAGTCTGGCTTGGCTCGGGATTACCTCGCGGAGCACGCTCTGTACCTCCGCAGGGGCTTCCCCGCCATTTCGCTTGATAGCCGACATCGAATCAAGAACCAGTGCATCCAGTTCTGTGGTCCGATACTGCGCCACCTGACACGACTTCGAGAGATACCACTGAACAATCTCGGCTTCGGTCTTCTTTGCCGTCAGGTGAGGGAGAAGTGCCTCCGTCAACCTGAGCACGTCGTGTTTCTTAGCGACGTGCAACCAAAACTGCCACCTGGTAGCTCTCTGACCCTTCCAGACTTTGCGAATCGGCTGATGCTCGACTCCCAGGTCTTTCAGGATGCTCTCTGCTCGCCTCACCATTGACTCGGAGGTGTTGCAGAGGACGACCCACACTTGGTAGCTGGTTTTCCGGTGAGGAGTTTTCCTCTTGGGAATCGGTCTCTTGATGGAGAAGCAGCCTTCCCCGTCAATGATCCCGGCCAGCCATGCAATGTCGACGTCCTTGAGCAAGTCGGATCACGAAACGGTTTAATTCACCCGATTTTCCATCCGCGATTACTCGCGGAGGCCGCCCTACAGATTTGACGGCTGATGAACGCGCTCGCGGGTTCCGACGATCTTGGGCATTGCTTTCTCTCTCTCTGCCTGAGGATCTCTCAGGTCTTTTGTGAGCTGACGAACAGCCTCAGCATACCACATGCTGAGTGAAGTTGGCTCGGGAAAAGGCCGGTGATCCGCAAAGAGTCACCAGCCTTCTCTCGATAGCCTGATGGTG